GATGAATTGCTCACCACGCCCATTGCAAGGCTCGAGGCGTCACGATACAATTAGGCTACCCCCGGCATATAGACCATTCCCTTAAGTTCAGGGTAGATGTAGTTGTAGCGACGGAGAGGGCCATAGAGCTCAACGCGTGTAGGCAGTGGCGTGGTGCCAATGATGTAGGCTGGGTCGACGAGAGCTGACCATCGGTCCGGGTCGATCTGGACATCCATGCCCCATGCTGACTGAACGGCTGCCGCATTGGTGGAAAAGAGGGAACCATTGTTGTTCTGGGTGGCATAACCGAAGTACACGCGTCGCGACGTGATTGGAGGCTGGATCTGCGGGATCGGGGCGCTGAAAGGGAAGGGGGGAATGCCAGTGGGTGAGATGTGTTTCAACCATTCCTCGACCATTTGAGCCTCGGAGTGAATGCCGTATGGTTCGTGGTAGTGCACTGCGAACAGGTAATGGCCCATCTCAATCCGAACGCGTGTCCTGCCTGCCTGAATCATGGGCCATACCTCATTGATGAACACTGACACCGATACCTGGAGCACGCTGATGGGGTAGATCCAATCGCCGTCGATGGGTTGTGGAACACCGTTCTCATCACGAATCATGGGTGGTAATCCGCCTGGCTGAGGGATGATCATGCCGTGGATGCCGACAACGCGAACTCCTGGACCTCCGCGAACGATGAAGGGTAAACCGACGGGGTTCAGGGGGTCCCAGGCTCCATGGGTAGCATTTTGAGCGAGCATGACGTCACCTCTAGCAGTGGCCCACAGATTTGGTTCATTCATGAACGTCTGGCAAGACACTTGGAATGCGTCATGAATGAGGCCAGCGTCGGGTGGGGTGTGCACTCGCACGACGTCCTGATTGTGTCGGATGTAGGCGACGGACAGATCAGCAACGCGAGGGTCTCCGTAGGCTCCGATGCCGTCAATCAGGGATCCGTCAAGATCGAAAGCGACTTTGAAAGCATCGTTCACGGCGGTCAGCAACTCGGCGGCAGTGGAACCCGAAGCGTTGAACTGGTTAAGAGCCTGAAGCGGTCGGGGGACAACGAAGCCGTCTGGTACGCATTGAGCGATGATGGACCGAGCGCAAACGAAGGCTTCGCGAGCGATGACAGCGCGTTGGTTACGAGTGAAGAGGCCATCTGACAGGAACATAGGTGTCACAGCTCTACCGTAGTGGTGGGATGGAACCAGGGTGGGGCTTGTGGTACCACACAGCATAGCGACGACGATGGATGCAGGGTCGATGGGGATAGCGTTAGCCAGCGTAGGCATGGTAACGATGGGATCAACCGCTGCGTCCGCGCGAAGATCGGGATCAACTCTTGACACCATGACGTTGGTAATGATCTGATCGCGCTGCAGGCGTGAGAAGGGCACCTGGAAGGGTGGAACGACCGTGATGCCACCAATGACAGCCAGTTCAGTTGGGCACATGTGTGCAATGTAGAAAGGGGTCATTGTCTTCAGCTGCTTCATGGCGGTCATTAGGCCGATGACGGTACGACGTGTGGTGTCCCCGACGGTGGCGGCTACGTATGGATGATTCACTACCCTGATGAAGAAATCGAAGACCTCACTTATCCAGCGGGACATGGCCGAATCATAGGTGGGACCGATCGTGATGCGAGGGAGAGGTGCCACAGGCCAGGGGTACGCGAGTTGATTGGCTGGCATGAAAAGGTTGGCTGATCCCAGCTGACTGCTACCAAATTCGATCACTCCAGGCTGGGGCCAGCGCGCGTGGATCATCGTCGCCAATGCATGAAGAAGCGGTGTACGGCGAGCGTCCAGGCGATTGGGATCAACAAAGCCGGGTGGCCAAGCGGCTGGATGGCTGAATTGGATGGCCGATGTGGACTGGGTCATTCCAGGAACATCAATCGCGATAGGTTCGGGCTGTGCGAGCAGATTAGCCATAGCCATGAAAGCCTTAACTGGCGCATGTGGGTCAGTCGTCATTGGAGATGCCATCAGCACGATCAAGGCTTTCCAAAGGGATGGGATGTGAGTGATGGATTGGGTGGGGTCTGGGAAGGCATCCACATCAATGACGGTCTGGGCGATACCACTGTACAACCATCCTGCAATGCATCGATAGAATGAAGAATAATCATTACCGAGGGGTCGTAGCAAGCGAGTCAACTCAGTTGTGGGGGAGGGGGTGATGTTGGTGTTCTCTGGCACTGACTTGATGGCATTGGATAGAATGTTGGGGTTCATCTTCAGTGGAGTGATGGCGAGTAGCAGGGTAGTGGCGGCTTCCAGGAGCGGGACAGCGGCAGCGGTGTTGTTGGCCATGTTGAGGAGGTTCAAGACTTGACTCAACTGAAGCGTGGGGGTGGTGGCGAACCAGGGACAGAGGATGGTGTCTTGCATGGACACTGGTATGGTGGCGGCGACCAGGTGGCGGGAGACGTCGGCAATGATCTGGGCTACGTGGGCGGGATTGAGGTGCATCTGGCGAAGTAAGTCATGGTACGTCTCCCTAATGGCGAGAGTCAGATCATCCCTTAGTTCGTACACATCCACGTGAGCACTGACATCACCTGACACGTTCTGCGCGCGACCGATTCGACCTATGCGACCTCTGACTGCCGTCTCAAGGAACAACGCGTTACGGCTGGCTTCCTGCAGGACTTCACGACCAGGATACGCTACAGCTAGCATTTGTGAATCGCCGTCAAAGGTTCTGATCATGCTACCAGCTGAACGAGGTGTGACATCTGATGAAAGGACAGTGGACTTGTTGATCTTAAGATTAGCGAGAGTAAACTTGAGCATGAGCATGAGTGCGTTAGCCCTGAATGTGAGGGGGTTGAATTGCATGTCCTTGACATATCCCTGGGCGAGCACGGTAGTGTAAGCTGATGTGGCGCCTAGCACTGGGGGAGATAACCTGACTTCCATGCCTCTCGATCCTGATCCTTTGGATGCCCAGCCTGTGGTGCAAACGAGGTGATTGATGGCGCCTTCTGGTAGTGACGGTACCATATGAAGTGTCTCCATGAACCAAGTGAAGCCGATGATCTCTCTCTGGAGGCCTGAGAGGCTGATGGTGTTAGTGGCTAGGAATGACGTGCATAGTCCTTCGTCCTCCACGATCAGTAATGGGGCTTTCGCAACAGCTTCTCCCATGTATTTATTGAGCGCATCAGTGGGGACGTCAGGTGCTAGCAGGCGAAGGTTTTCCCAGATGAGAAGCCAAGACTCAATGGCCTGATTGATGGCTGGTGTTGAGATTAGGGCACTAGCCGCGGTCCTGTGTTCGGTCCGAATGTGTTCAGAAAGTTGCGCCATGGACGAGAACTCGGCTCCACATTGGTTGCAACGCATGACTGAAGGGTTGACGATGGGAACGGTGGCGTTGGTGTTGGTTGAAGTGTTGGTTGATGAGGGTTGATTGGTATTAGCGAGATCACGGGTGTGAGTTGCTGTGGGAGTTGTCTGGATATCACCGTCATTGGATACCATGGCTGAGGGGACTTTGTCTCCGACACTGGCGGGACCGAGTTGGCTGGGTGTGAGGCCTGCATCTTGTTGAGCTGCGTCTGCACTAGCGATGGTTGGTGCGGTAGTAGTAATTACTGTTGAGCTGGTAGCTGCATTTGTATTTGGTGTGGCATTAGCGGCGGCGGCGACTGGAGTCGTGGCGCGTCTGTTGCGCGGCATGGTGACGTGATGATAAAAC